ATCATAATATGGCTGTAAACACAAGAAATAGTATTGTTACTAATGGATTAGTATTAGCATTAGATGCTGGTAATACAAAGAGTTATACTAGTGGTAGTACTACTTGGAGAGATTTAACCAATCCATTAGTAAGTGGAAGTTTAATAAATGGACCCACATTTGATAGAAATAATGGTGGTAGTATAGTATTTGATGGAGTAGATGATTATACTTCAATACCTGATACTAGCGATTTACGATTAAATGGAAACTTTACTATAAGTCTATGGCATAAAGCCATAACCCTAAAAAATACATACCCAGGACCACTCAGTAAAGGAAATTCTGGACCTGGTGGTACTGGGTATATTATGTTTTATACATCTTTAAATAATGGTTTTATGTTTTTTAAACGACAAAACCAAACATTTAGTCTTCCAAATGCTGTAAATTCTAATTGGAACTATATAGTATTCACATATGATGGAACTAATGTTCGTGGATACATAAACGGTAGTTTAGGTTACACATCAGCTACTGTAACATTCCCCACAAACACTGATACAACACCTTTATCATTAGGTAGAGGTGATGAATATGGAAATGGGACAGTTGCTAGTTTAGGATTATACAACCGAGCACTCTCTCAAGCTGAAGTACTCCAAAACTACAACGCTGGAAAAACTAGATTTGGATTGTCATAAATTGATATATTTATAACAAAATCTAACACATGAATATTCCTATATATCCTGGTTCTAGCTCATTTGTACCTGGAAATACTCCATTTGGGTTTTATGACTATGACTACCAATTTCAAATCGATGCTGATAAAGTAACTACATTTTGCGCTCGTCGATTAGGATATCCCATAATGGAAGTTGAATTACAAGATTTAAACTTCTATGCTGCTTTTGAAGAAGCAATTACTACATATGGTAACGAGATCTACGCTTATCAAGCAATGGATAATATGTTAACGCTAGAGGGTGCACCTGCGGACACAAGTGTAAATAACGCGCTTATTACGCCTAATATGGCAACAATAGTACGTTTGTCTCAACAATATGCTGAAGAAGCTGGAGTAGGTGGAAATGTAACTTATTATAGTGGAGCATTAGCTTTAACATCTGGGGTTCAAACTTATGATTTAGCAGAATGGGCTGTAAGCCAAAGTATAGTAGGTGGAATAGAAATCAAATCTGTATTTTACCAAAACATACCAGCTACAAGTCAACTATATGCTCCATTTGGAGGATTCGCAGGTTTAGGAGGAGTACCAGCTGCTGGTTTATATGGTGGAATGTATGGTGGAGGATATGGAGGTGGATACCTAATGATGCCAGTAGCATATGATGCTGCTGTAGTTCAAGGTATAGAATTAAGTAACACAATTCGTATATCAGCTTACACATTCAATATTATAAATAATAAAATAACTATATTCCCTATACCATCAGATAGTGATACTAGAGAAGGATTTTTATGGTTTGAGTATATTAAAGTACAAGATAGAATAAATAATAGTATAACACAACCAAGTGGGAGTGATTATTTAGTAACAAATCCTTCAAATGCTCCTTATACTAATCCAAATTATAGTTTAGTTAATTCTATTGGGCGTCAATGGATATTTGAATACACTTTAGCATTATGTAAAGAAATGTTAGGATATGTTAGAGGTAAATACTCTACTGTTCCTATTCCTGATCAAAACATGACCTTAAACCAAGCTGATTTACTATCTTCTGCTACTGCTGATAAGACTGCTTTAATTGAAAGATTAAGAGCATATTTAGGAGATATGTCTAAACGTTCTCAATTAGAAAGAAGAGCACAAGAAAGTGATTTTAGAAGACAAGAAATTAACAATGTACCAATGACTATATTTATCGGATAATGGCACTATTTGGAGGAGCAAGAGATATCTCAATGTTTAGAAAAATCAACCGCGAGTTGTTAGGAGATATTATCACCCAACAAGTTGCTATTTACAAATATATTTTAGATAAAACTAAAGTAAACATGTATGGTGAATCATCTGGTGGTAAGTTTTTTGATGGTCCTATTTTATTGAATTCCTTAATTACAGTAAGTGCTAATACAAGTCCTACAAATGAATTTGGTGTTGATTTTGACTGGAGTATTAAAGTAGCGTTTTTAAAAGACGATCTAGTAGATGCCAATATTCTACCTGAAGTAGGAGATGTTATCTTATACCAAGAGAGTTATTTTGAGATTGACAACACAGTTCATACCCAATACTTTGCAGGTAAAGATCCTCAATATCCTTACAACGCAAATCCACTAAACCCAGGTTTAGATCAATTTGGATATAATGTAAGTTTAGTTTGTGACACCCATTATATACCAGCGGATCGTGTTAATATTATTAAACAAAGATTATAATGGCTAAGCAAAGAAAAGTAACACCTAAAACACAAAGAGAAATAAGTGAATCTTTACAAGAACCACTTACACCAGGTGGTCCTGGGTTTTCTCCTACTGGTAATCCTAATGATGCTAATCAACCTAATAGAGCACTACAAACATCTTTTAAAGATGATACTGTAAAACCATTCTCAGTAGGTTTAGAAGATTTAGACTGGGCTGTGATGTATTATTTCCAAAATGTTATTAGACCAACAGTTAAACAAAATGGAGAATTAATACCTGTACCTGTTATCTATGGTTCACCTGAGAAATGGAAATCATTTCAAAAAGATGGATATTATAGAGATTTGAATGGTAGAATAATGGCTCCATTATTAATGTTTAAAAGAAATAGTATTGAAAAAAATAGAGGTTTAGCAAATAAACTAGATGCTAATCAACCCAATAATATAGCTGTAACTAGTAAAAAATATAGCAAACAAAACGCTTATAGTAAATTTAATATCTTAAACGGTATTAAACCTGAACAAACATTATATGCTACAGTTGTACCTGATTACTTAACAGTAACTTATGATTGTGCTGTATTTACTTACTATAATGAACAACTAAATAAAATAATTGAAGTAGTTGAGTACGCTTCTGATGCATACTGGGGTGATCCTGAGCGTTTTAAATTTAAAACAAATATTGATTCATTCTCATCTACTGTAGAATTATCTGACAATGCTGAAAGAATAGTTAAAAGTACTTTTACTCTTAAAATGCATGGGTATATTATACCTGATACAATACAAAAAGATACTTCATTTATAAGTAAATTTTCAAATCGAAATAAACTTACAGTATTTTCAGAAACAGTAGTAGATATTAATAATTTACCAACCCCATCATGATATTTATAATAAACAATAATAAAAAATAATTTTTATGGAAAACAAAGTTTTAACACAAGAAGAGATTCAATCTTTAAAGTCAATTCAAACTAACCAATCAAACCTGGTTCAAGCATTAGGAACAGTAGAGTATCGCATTCAACTTTTAGAATTAGATAAGCAAGCTCTTAAATCACAACTTCAAAAACAAGTTGAAGAAGAAACTAAAGTAGCTAAAGAACTTCAAGAAAAATATGGTGATGGAAATATTGATTTAGAAAAAGGAGAGTTCATCCCGGTTTCATGATTTTGACGTTTTTTAAGATATTTATAATTAAAACAAACATAACGTAAACCATGGCAGAAACTTTAATATCACCAGGAGTATTAGCTAGAGAAAATGATTCTTCATTTGTTACTCAAGGTCCTGTAACTGTAGGAGCAGCTATCATAGGCCCAACAGTAAAAGGCCCAGTAGGTATTCCAACAGTAGTTACTTCATATAGTGACTACCAAAACAAATTTGGTACTACATTTACTAGTGGTAGTAATAGTAATACTTACACTTATTTTACTTCTATAGCAGCTTATAATTATTTTGCTAACGGAGGAACTTCATTATTAGTAGCTCGTGTAGTAAGCGGATCTTACACCTCAGCTAACACTGGAACAACTGGTGCAACTATTAGTGGTAGTGATAACTCTACAACATTAGTATTAGAAACTATATCTCAAGGAATTGGACAAAACAGTTCAAGTTCATTAGATGTTAGTGGATCTTTAACTAGTGGATCAGCTGATAATATCAGATGGCAGATTGTTAATTCAAATACATCTTCTGGAACATTTGATTTATTAATTCGCCAAGGTAATGACAATACTTTAAATCAAACTATTTTAGAAACTTGGACTAATTTAACATTAGATCCATTTAACCCAAATTATGTTTCTAAAGTAATTGGTGATCAGTCTCAAACCTTTAAAACAGATGGAACTTCATATTATCTTCAAACAACAGGTTCATTTGGTGGAGGTTCAAGATATGTTAGAGTTAAACAAGTAACTAATACACCTGGCTATTTTGATAATAATGGTGTAGCTAAAATAGCTTATACTGCTTCTATTCCAATTAACGCTAGCGGATCATTTAGTGGTGCTTTAGGATCATTAGGTGCTAATGCTCAATATTATGATTTAATCACAGACGGTAATAGAGCTCAAGGCATACCATCAGGTTCAAACAATGGACAGGGATACCCAGATATGCTTAATTTATTAGCTAATACTGATGATTATAAGTATAATATACTATTAATGCCTGGTGTTATTAACAGTTTACAAACTGGTTTGGCTACTCAAGCAATAACAAATGCTCAAAACCGAGGAGATAATATTTATATTGCTGATTTAGTACCATACGGATCTGTACTTAGTACTGTTAATACACAAGCTGCTTCTAGAAATACTTCATATGCTGCTTCATACTGGCCTTGGGTTCAAGTTCAAGATCCAGACAGTGGATTAAATGTTTGGGTACCTGCTTCAACTGTAATAGGTGGAGTATATGCTTATAACGATAGTGTTTCTGAACCATGGTTCGCACCAGCTGGTATAAACAGAGGTGGATTATCTCAAGTAATTAGAGCTGAAAGACGTTTATCACAAACTGATAGAGATACTTTATACAACGGAAAAGTAAACCCAATCGCTACATTCCCAGGACAAGGAGTAGTAGTATATGGACAGAAAACATTACAAACTAGAGCAAGTGCTTTAGATCGTGTAAATGTTCGTCGTTTATTAATTGCTCTTAAATCATACATCTCTCAAGTTGCTAATAACTTAGTATTTGAACAAAATACAATAGCTACAAGAAATAATTTCTTAGCACAAGTTAACCCATACTTAGAAAGTGTTCAACAACGTCAAGGATTATATGCGTTCCGAGTAGTAATGGATGACAGTAATAACACAGCATCAGTAATTGATCAAAATCAAATGGTAGGACAAATTTATTTACAACCTACTAAGACTGCTGAATTTATTTACTTAGATTTCAATATTACACCAACTGGAGCTACTTTCCCAGCGTAAGGATTAATTATATAGATATTTATAATAAATAAAAAGACATGGCAATATTAGACGCAAACGAAATATTTTTCACAGCATTTGAACCTAAACAGGCTAACCGATTCATTCTTTATATGGATGGTATCCCTAGCTATATAATTAAAGGAGTTAGTGCTGTTACCTTAACTCAAGGTGAAGTACCTTTAAACCACATTAATATTTTACGTAAAGTAAAAGGAAAAAGTGTATGGGGTGATGTTACATTAACATTATTTGATCCAATCACACCTTCCGGAGCACAAGCCGTGATAGAATGGGTACGTTTACACCACGAATCAGTAACAGGTAGAGATGGATACTCTGATTTCTATAAAAAGGATTTAACTATTGATGTATTAGGACCTGTAGGAGATGTAGTAAGTGAATGGGTATTAAAAGGCGCATTTATTAAAGAAGCTAATTTTGGTGAATATAACTGGGACACTGCAGATACTGCTGTAAACCTCACAATGACATTAGCTATTGACTATGCTGTATTAAATTTCTAATTTTACTACTTAAATTAAAAGAGCTCACAATTTTTTGTGAGCTTCTTTTTTCCTTATATATTTATATACGACATTAAAGTTATAACAAATAAAAGCTATGAGCGAAAATAAATTCACTACCCCCACAGAAATTATTGAATTACCTTCACAAGGTTTAGTCTATCCCGAATCATCACCTTTATCAAGCGGTCAAATTGAGATGAAGTATATGACTGCTCGTGAAGAAGACATATTAACTAACCAAAATTATATTAATAAAGGTACAGTATTAGATGAGTTAGTTAAATCACTTATTATATCTGATATAGATTATGAAGATTTAATTATTGGAGATAAAAACGCTATTCTGGTAGCAGCCCGTATTTTAGGGTATGGTAAAGATTACAAATTTAATTGGGGAGGAGAAGAATATAATATCGATTTAACCTCAATTAAAGACAAACCTTTAAACACTAGTATATTTAAAAAAGGAGTTAACGAATTTAACTTTACTTTACCAGCTACAAATATTAATGTTACTTTCAAATTACTAACAGGTAAAGAAGAAAAGAAAATTAATGCTGAATTAGACGGATTAAAGAAAATTAATAAAAATTCCTCAGCTGAATTATCTACTCGTTTAAAATATATCATCACATCAGTAAATGGTGATCGTGAAGCAAAAACTATTAGAGAATTTGTAGACAATGTTTTCTTAGCTCGTGACTCCAGAGCGTTAAGGGAGTATATAAAGGAGGTGCAACCAGACGTAGATCTGACCTTTTTTCCTGACGGAAGCAATGAAAAAGTTTCAATTCCAATTGGACTTAACTTTTTTTGGCCTGACGCCTGATATAGTCCCTCAAGTTAGATCTAGTTTATTTACCCAAATCCATGAGATAGTTTTCCATGGTCAAGGAGGATACGATTGGAATACAGTCTATAATATGCCTATTTGGCTTCGAAAATTTACTTTTAGTAAAATAAGAGAATTTTATGAAGAAAAAAATAAAGCACAAAAAGAAGATTTAGCATCTCAATCTCAAAAGATTAAAGAAGGTAAAGTAGATTTACCATCACATTTTAAAGGTAAACTAGACAATAATAAAAAAGTAGCTAAATATTAATACCCACTAAACAGTGGGTATTTTTTGCTTTTTACATATTTATACTATATAATACATTATGGCTGATATAAATGCTTTAAATAAAGAAATAGCGGATCTTAGAAGACAATTAGGGGATAAACCTTTAACTCCATTTGATCCTAAAGATTTAGATAAAGCCTTACTTACTGTTAAAGCTTTAAGACAAGAACTTAGAGAAGCTTCTAGTGATTTAGATTATATAGCTAAAAGTTTTAAAGATAGTGTTAACGAAATGTCTAAGCAGAATTTATATTTAAACTCTGCTAAAAAATCTTTAAAAGGCATATCTGATATTTCTAGACAAGTTGTAGACTATAGAAGAGGAGAAAGTAATTTAACTGAAAAACAACTTAAAAATCTCCAAAACCAAGCTAGAGTAAAATTTGAAGAATTAAAATTAGCTATAAAAAGTGGTCAATTAAGTAAAGAGAATTTAAGAGATGCTAAAGCTGCTTTAGATGAACAAGAAAATTTTAATAAAGCTTTAGATAGAACTATAGATATTCAAAAAGAAGTCAATAAAGAAATAGGTTTACTAGGAAGTGGTTTAGAAGGAGTAGGTAAACTTTTAGAAAAAATGGGATTTGCAGGTATAGCTAAACCTATATCTGATGGTATCCAAAAAACTAAAGAAGCTAGATTCCAATATAAACTTAATCAAGACGCGATTAAGAATATAGGGGAAGAAATGGCGGCCCTAAATAAAAGAAACTTATCAGACGCTCAAATTAGGGCAGGATTTGGTGGAAAAGAACTCCAAAATTTATTAGCTCAAAAAGAAAACTTAATATCTCAAAATAAAGAATTAAGCACTCAGACTAATAAGTATAAAAATATAGCAGCATCTTTAAAGGAACAAGTTACTTTAACTAACATAGTAGATTTCATGTTAGGTAAAATGGTTCAAAGTTTCTTTGCTTTAAATAATGCTCAAACTGAGTTTACTAGGGAAACAGGTCATAGCTATAGTTACATGGACGCAGCTAGCACTAGTTTAACAACTATGGCTCAAAACATCAAACAAGCAACAATGTTAACCCAACAGTTTGGTATGGCTGCTGATGTTATATTTACCCCTGAAACTATTAGAGAAGCTACTGAGATGGTTGAGTTAATGGGGATGAGCAATGAAGAAGCAGGTAAATTAGCTCGCATAGCAAAAGTAAATGGCAATGAATTAAAAGCTAATAATGAAAAAATAGTATCCACAGTATCTAATTTTAATAAATTAAACAAAACTGGAATATCAGGTAAAGCTATACTTAAAGATTTATCTAATATATCAGATGCTATGGCTATATCTTTTAAAGGAAATCCTGAACAGATGGCTAAAACAGCTGCTGAAGCTAAAAAATTAGGATTAACTTTAGATGATGTAGATAAAATAGCAGAATCATTACTTAATTTTGAAGATAGTATATCTGCTGAATTAGAAGCAGAATTATTAACTGGTAAGCAAATTAACCTAGAACAAGCTAGACTATACGCGTTAAATAACGATATAGCGGGTTTAACCAAAGAAATAGGTAACAACCAGGATATTATTGCCTCATTCTCTTCAGGTAATCGTATCCAACAAGAAGCAATAGCTAAAACTATAGGTAAGAGTAGAGAAGAAATGGCTAAGATGATTTATAATCAACAATTAGCTAATGGTTTATCTGAAGAACAAGCAGCAAAAATGGCTGATGTTGAATTGGCGGATATGAAACGTTTATCAATTCAAGAATCAATCAATAACTCTATAACTAAAATGAGTGAAGCATTAGCTGTTCCATTAGCTATGTTAGCAGATATGATAGCTAAATTAGGAGAATTCAAATCCCTTATAGTTATAATTAGTTCTTTATTAGTTGGAAAAATGTTATATGGTTTAGTAACAGGAGCAGCATCTATGGCAGCTCAAGTAATATCTGCTAGAGCTTACCAAACAACTATAAAAGCAACTAAAAATGAAGAAGCAGCATTAACCGCTATGAAAGTAGCAGGTGCTGAAGCAACATCTTTTGGAGCAGTGACAGCAGCTATTGTAGCTGGATTAGCTGTAGTTGGAGCAGCTATAGGTGGTTTTATGATGATGAATGATGGAGAGATTGGTGCTGACGGAAGACCAACTTTATACACCGGTACAGACATGGTTAAAATTAGACCAGACGATTCTATATATGCTGCAAAAGATGGTAGTATGAAAGTAGGAACTGATTTATTAGGTGGGAATAGTGGTGGAGCAGTAGATTATAATCAAATGGCATCAATTATAGGAGCGGCTGTATCAACAGCAATAGCTAATGTTCAAATTACTACTTCTGTTTACTTAGATGGAAAAGTATTAGCTAACGGTGTTAATGCTGAGAATAATAAAGCTACAAGTAAACTCCCATAATATTGAATATTTATAATAAACATTAAAAAACAAACAATATGGGACTATTAGATTTACTTCAAGGACCGGGATCAAACCTAACCGCATATAATGGTGTCACACCATCTATCAATCCTTTAGCTACAAATGCTTCTCAAATGCATGATAGTTATTCAATAACTGGAGACAATTTTAACACAGTTAATGGAGATTACCAACAGTATTTAGATGGGACTGGTAATTTTCTTCCAACTCCATCAAATTTAGATTTAGGAGGAACAACTCCATCAGTATCACCAAGTGGACAACCTTTACCTTATCTTAACAACCTACCAGGATAATAAATGGCATTAAGAGACCTACAGACTAATTTAAAGTCTTTAGGGTATGGGAAAGATAGAAAAGGTGGTGGTTCAAGTAATCAACCATATATTCAAACTCCTATACCTGATGGGGATGCTCCTAGCTCCCCAGATTTCTTATTAAGAAATGGATATTTAAATCCTATAAGTTCTTTACAAGATGTAAGTAGGTTAACTAAATTTTTTAGTCCATTAGGATCAGGTGCTTCTACTAATGGCACTTTATTTGTTGTTAAACAAGAATTATTAGAAAGACAAGGAGTTGATGTAGTAGATGGTATTAATAGAATATATAATCCTTTAGGTACATTAGCTCAAGCAGGAGTATTATCAATTGGGTACCATTTAAATAAACAAGGTTTTAATGTATTTAGGAAGGGATATTTTAATGGTGGGACAGATGGTTATTACAATATAACTAAATTAAATAACGAAGTTGATATAAATCGATTAACTGGGTTATTTAACACTAATAAACAACAAAAATTTAATGATATTTTACCAATTAGTGAGTATGGTTTAAATACTACTCCTAATTCTCAAATCTTGTTTTCATACCCAGGAGGCCCTAACTCAGTTTTAGGTATTGGTAAAACAAATATACGATTATGGGATTCTACACCTAATGTAAAGATTCCTTTAAATCGATCCACAATATCATTTTCTAAAATTTTTCCATTAACTCCAAATCGTATATCAACAGTATGGAATTACAACCCTGGAGCAGGTGTTAATCAAAAATATAATGTAACTAGATTATTTCAAAGTGGGGTTGGTGTATCTTTTTTAACAAAAGTAGAAATAGATCCTACTATTCCTAACTCTATATTATGGGGAAACGCAGCTGATGCTTCTGATGTATTAAATAGAAATACATTAACATCAAACACCTTCACTTCAGCTACTCCAGGATATTTAACATACCAACAAATACAAACCTCAGCTAATGATACTAAAGATAATAGAGGAACAGTTACTGATTTTAGAGAATATCTCTCTGATGTCCCTAAAACAGATTACTCAGCTATAGGTTTTAATAGAGAAAATTCATCTGAAGGATATGGTTATAATACTAGCAAAACATATTTTAAAAGTAATTCTAGAAACGGTGTAACTCGAATTCTTAATCCTAACTTAGCTATATCTCCTGATCAAGGAGAAATAGGTGTTAGAGGAGAAGACATTATAGATTTTAATTTTACTTTAGTTAATAACAAAGGAGATAAAACTGATCGAAATACATTAATTGATTTTAGAGCATATGTTGAAGATTTTAATGATTCTTTTACTGGGGAATGGGAAGCTTATAGATATAATGGTAGAGCAGAAAATTTTTATAAATATAAAGGATTTAATCGAGAATTTTCATTAACATTTGTTGTACCTAACTTGTCAAGAGCAGATATGATATCTAGTTACCAAAAACTAAATGCACTATCATGGGCAACAATGCCTGATTACTCAGACGCTGGTTTGATGAGAGGTAACTTATGTTATTTTACAATGGGAGACTATTTAAGAAGATCATTAGTAGTAGTTAAATCTTTAGCTTTTACTCCTATTATGGAGATGGGATTTGACATTGATAGAGATATAGATGGAAGGAAATTTAAAAATGGAGAAGACTCATTATATGTAGGTCAACTTCCTAAAGGTATTAAAGTTCAATGTAGTTTAATACCATTAACAAATGAAGTTGCTCTACAAAGTAATACATTCTACACACCACAAAGAGGTGAAGCATTTATTGGAAATAGAACACATGCTATTGTAGATAGAGACAATATAGCTAAACAATATGTTGGAGGAAAACAACCAGAAGACTTCCAATCAGAAGCAGCTGGTCAAAATACTAACTCATACATAGCTTCTAACCCTTATCAGTCTCCAACTTATGTAGATATGACTAATACTAGAACCCGAAAAACTATAGTAGAAGATTCAACTGTACCACCACCACAACAAATAATACCACAACCACTACCAGGATTAAACACAATACCTTTACGCTCTGAACTCCCAGTCATTGGGGCTGGTGAAACAGAAGGAGATGAAGGACCTATTCTTCCAATAGATGCTATACCAACTGGTATAGAAGGTAATTTCTTATTAAATACAAATGCTCCGGCTGGGCCTAGAGTATAAAATATAATACTATGAATCGTTATCAATATATAAGAATAGAAAAAGACCCAACAACAAAAGTTAGGTATTATAGAGATTCTAAATACCCAACTGTTCCTTTGTCTGATACTGATATATATGTTATAACAACTATAGGTGATCGATATGATTTATTAGCTAACCAATATTATGATGACCCATCATTATGGTGGATTATTTCAATAGCAAATGATCTTTTACCACAAAATTCAATATTTATACCTGAAGGTACTCAACTTAGAATACCAGTTGACGTAAATTCAATATTAACAAGTTATAACGATTTAAACTCATAATATGGCTGATATTATAGGGAGAAGTTTTGAGCCGTATGTTAAAAAACAAATAGCCAAAAGACAAGAAAAACTAGGTCTTGGTCTCAAAAACATAGACACTCTAAAATTTGAGAACACAAATACTGCTTTTATTAGATTAACATCTGGTGTTAATGTAAATGGAGAAGCATTAACTAATCTTGGATTAGCAGGACAAAACAAATATGCTGGAAGTGAATTAGCAAAACAATTCAAATTATTCTCAGCTAGAACTCCAAACGGATTTACTAAAGGATTTGGATACAATGATCAATCATCATATGGGTTTGCTTCAAATCCAGATTATGGGTTTGTTCCTCCTCCAGGTATTGTATCTATGGATGTTAAGGCAATGAATCGAGGTTCATTACGTGAAGCTAACATTGAGATTAAATGTCATAACCTAGAACAATTTCAAATACTAGAAGTCTTATATATGAGACTAAAATATAGTATATTATTAGAATGGGGTCATAGTGTGTATTTTAATAATGAAGGAGAATTAGTTCAATCAAGACATGATTTATCTGATTTATTTTTAAAAGGTGCTACTCAAACTGATATATTAAAAGCAGTTCAAAAAACTAGAAAAGACTCTAATGGTAATTATGATGCGTTTTTTGGTTTAGTAACTAATTTTTCATGGACTTTAAGACCAGATGGAGGATATGACATAACTGTAACAGCTAGATCATCAGGTGATGTTATTGAATCTTTAAAAATTAACACAACTCTCCCAGTACCTCAAGGTACCCCAGTTGTATCTCCTTCTGATCCTAGTAAACTTAATGAAGAAGTAAAACCACCCCCATCTTCAATTCAAACTAATTATTATAAATCTACAATAAATAGAATTTTAACATTAATAACTAGCCAAGTCTACCCAGGTAAAGCATATGCTCATGGAGTAGATCAAGGGAATGGATTGTATTATCCAATGCATAACTATAATATAGAGGCAATGGCTAGTCTTAAAGCTGTTGTTAATAGAGATTCATTATCTGCTGTTACTAATGCAACAGACCATTTAACTTGGAAAGAAATACTAATGTTTGAATTCCCAACAACACTTTCAGGAGGAACTTGGGGTAGTAGACAGTATTATATGAAACTTGGAACTCTATTAAGAATAATAGAATCATTTTTATTATATTATGATACTTCTAGATTAAATTCAATACAACAAAATGCTGTTGGGGAAGAAAAGGAACTATTAGGCAATCCACCTTTATTTGAAATAGATTATAACTATAATAATAATTATTGTTTTACATTTCCAAGACACTGCTCAATAGATCCTAAAGTATGTCTAATACCTATAGATTTAGGTGAAGTAAACAGTAACGAAGGAGTATCAGGACCATACTATATAGATACTGTTTATACATATCTAACAATATCTTATGCAACTTCAACAACTAGTACAGATAATGGTAGTCAATCTCCAATAAGTATAGATCAAAGTGATTCATCTTTTCTTGAACTTCAAAAAGCAGCAGGTCGAGATGTTTACCAAAATGAAAACGCTTGGAGAGACAACCCAGTTTCTTTTTCCCCTGTATCAGCTACGTTACCTTCTTCAATATCTACTCCTCCTTTAAATAAGTCTTTAGTAGCAGATTTAGAAGCAGCATTTACTGCCGGGCAAGATAGTGAAAATAATTTAATTAATGGATATAATGTTATTAGTAAAATTGGTAGTATTACAAATACTCCAACCCCAACAACCCCAGTTTTAAATGAAAAATATATTGTAAATATAAATACTAATACCCAATTTTTAAAAAATATATATTACACAACTTCAGAAATTAGAGGTAATCAAGCAGCAACAACAGTAACAACAACTTTAGCAGGAAAACTTGAAAAAAAATCTATAGTAGTTAGAGAATATAGAAATCCAAATTCTAACTTAGCATATAAACCATCCTCACTTGTCCAAGCAGGATCAGAACTTTACACTCAAATTCAGGATACTGGGTTTAAAGATCCAAATAAACCATATGTAGGTAATTTAATGCATACCTATATTAATATGGAGTATATATCTTCAACATTAGATAAAAATATTGATATAAAAGAATCTAAAATATCATTATATGATTTCTTAGATAACTTAATGACTGGAGTACAAAATGCTTTAGGTAATGTTAATAATTTTATTACAATATATGATGAAGACAAAAATAAATTTAAAATAATTGATGATACATTCATCCCAGGTTTATATGAAAATAGTGGTGAAGAGTCAGGTATAGTTCAATTTAACGCTAATATATTAAAAAATAATTATGGTAGTTTTGTTAAAGGTGTAAACTTTAAAACTAAATTATCTAATAATTTTGCTACAATGACTACAATTGGAGCCCAAGCTAATGGAAATGTTGTTGGAGAAAATGCTACCGCTTTAAGTAAATGGAATGTTGGTTTAACTGATAGAATCATCACTGATAGAGCAAACCCAAATGCTAATATAGACTCAGGAAGTAGTGTAGCAAATAAATTTTTAGAAAATGTTACTAATCTTCAAAACTTCAATAACAAAGTACATACATTTACATTAACTGATAATGATATTAGTAGTTTAAGAGGTGGAATAACTGATTTATTCAGAATGGAAATTGGTGAATTTACCAATCAAGGTAAAATACCGGGTATTGGTTTTATTCCATTTGATTTAGAATTAACAATGTTGGGATTAAGTGGTCCTAAAATATATGAAACATATACTATAGACACTACCTTACTTCCTAAAGCATATAAAGATAAAATTCAATTTATATGTTCTGGGGTATCACATAAAATATCTAATGGGGAATGGACAACTACTTTAAATAGCATATGTGGCCCAAAATATGATAATGTTAAAATATCAAACCCACCAAATGTTAAAAATATTACAACTGTAACAGTTCCTAAAGCTCCTGAGTCTAGTGGTGCTGGGTTGAATAGAGGTGGTGGTAGTGGAACATGTTCTAGATTAGGACAAGAACCATTAGTTCAATATGCTGGGAATGTAAATAAAGTAGGAGCTGATGTTGTTACATCATCTAACAAAGAAGTAAAAGCTAGATTAGCAGCTGGAATAGGAAATGGAATCACAACAGGATTAGTAGAAGTAGCTGACAGAGGTAATGTAAGAGTTCTTAAATATGGACAAGAAGCATTATTAACACCAAGAGCAGCAGCAGCATTTAATTCTTGGGCTGATGAAATAACTTCTCAAGGTGGATGTATGACTGTATCTTCCATATTCAGAACTTATGAAGACCAAGTTAGAGTTAAAGCTAGTAGAGGAGCAGCTGCTGCAACCCCAGGTTACTCTCCTCATGGATATGGAATAGCTATTGACATTAGAGAACTATATAATCTAGTAGACGGAAGTACAGATGCTCAATTAAATGCTTCTGCTAGAAATGAAAAAATATATAAATTTTTAGCGTCAACAGGAGAAAAATATGGGTGGTACAATCCATATAGATTAGCTGATACATCTAAAAAAGATGAATGTTGGCATTTTGAATATTGGGGGTAATACTTAAAAATAATTATAATTAATGGCGTACTATCCTAAAAATAAAATCCAACAAGATCTCCAAACAAGTGGGAATGAATATAAAACTATTCCTAATTATAATAATAATTATAATATTTTTTATGTAGGACCTTATTATAAATTATATAATGGGAAAACATACACTGGAAAGTTCCCAGGAGATGGTCCTAATGATGAGATAATATACGCTCCATTATATTCTGTTATAGATGAATCTGATTCTATACTTCCTAAAACTCCTACTTTAATTCCACCAAGTATTCCTCCACTTTATCCTACTCCTAAAGATTATGAAGTAGGAGTATTTACTCGTTATTTTATTAAAAAACGAAATGAGTTTTTATTTGACGAATTAACTAAAGATCAATATAGTAATGTTAACACTACATTATATATTCCATTCCAAATACAATGGCAGCTTGTAGGTGACAGAGATGCTACTTATAATACAAATAGAAATATGGTTTTAGTAGTAGAACAAAAAAATAAAGCTTATGGTCTTCAACCATATTTAAAAGAAGACTACCTTAAATACTATAAATAATGGCTGAATTATTTCCAATAGACGTCTCAAACATAGGAACCTACTCAGGATCATTCTCTGGTTCATTCCAAGGTGATGGTTCTAAATTAACAGGTATTAGTAATGATACAGGATCATTCTTAGTTACAGCCTCATTTGCTGCTAATTCTTCAAACACAAATCTATCTTTTTCAAAAGGTGATGGTGATAAATTTAATGTTAATTTAAGTAAATTAGTTGACGGAGGTACTTTCTAATGAGTACAAGAACGCCATTCCAGTGGAGTAACGCGAATTTCTCTTGGGAGTCGAATCCATTCCCGAACCAAAGCGCTAATCCGTTTACCTGGGATGATTGCGCGCTGATAACCGAGGTAGTAACCGCTTTAGGTGGAGGTTATACACCTGATGATTTCTTTGGTAAGCATCCTAAGAAAAAACAAAAATTTATAAAATTGCTTTGTAAAGTAGAAGGCAGAGAATATAAAGAAACGAAAGAGGTACTAGAACGTAAAATACGTATATCGGACGTATCCCTAGTTGCTAAGGAAGTCTTAGGAATAAACATAAAAGTAGAATTATAATGTACAAATTATTTACTGATAAACCCGAAGTATTTGAGTGTAATATTAAACTTGAAGGTGCTTCGTTAAAGAATAGTTCAGCTCGATTAATTATTGAGTCTGAAGATGTTAATTTAATGTTCGAAGGAACAATTAATAAAGACGGAAAATGCTCTATTCCTATTAAAAAATTAAAAGGATTATTAGAAGATAGTACCTCAGGCCAAATAAAGCTTGAAGTCATAGCAGAGGATACGTATTTTAGTCCATGGAAGTCAGATTTTATAGTAGATTCATCTCGTAAAGTAACTGTAGAAGTTAAATCTAACGATGCTGAAGTTATAAAAGATAATACTCCTAAAATTCAAATTACAGGAATACAAGAAGTTGATCCTGTAACTGAACATATTATTCGAATAGTTAAAATGTTGGTTAAAGAAGATATCAATGTTAAAAACTT